CACTTGCTGCTGGGTAATCAGTCCGCCATTTTGCAGAGTTAAAAGCCGTGCATAGCTACCAGAGAGATCGGCAACGGTCTTGTTGTGCTCTTCAGCTACTCGGTTGAGGTATTGCTCTGTTTGCAGCCATTGCTCCTGACCGCCCACCAAAGCCGTGATTTGCGTGCGCATGTCTTGATATTGGCCTAGCGTATCTTTCGCGTTGATGGCTACGGCCAGCGCAGAGAAGCCGCCAGCCAGCCCAAGCACTTGGCCTTTCAGCGAAGAAAGGCCAGCATTGGCGGTTTGTGATTGTTGAGATAGGGAACTGAGTTCTGAGCCTGTGCGGTTGGTCTTATTGCCCAAATCGCTGATGGCGTTGGCAGACGCTTTCACTTGGCCGACAAACTCTTTGTTTTCGGCGTTAAAGCGCAGTCTTAGAACGAGATCATTGCTGTTCGCGGCCATTGAGTTCCTCGGTTACAGTTCGGGCAATTACTTTGAGCTTGTTGTAGTCGTCGGGGTTAATGTCTCGACCACTCATTTCTGCATCGGCTTTGACGGCCATGACGTCCATGCCGATGCAGCGGTTGAAGTTCCATTTAAGAAAGCCAGGGATCGAGAGCCACCACATGATTGCTTGCCAGTTTTCCTCCCAGACTGGGATAGTGTCGTCTTGTGGTTCGTCGGGTTCTTCAATGCCCCAAAGGGCTTTCTCTGCTTGCCACTCTTCGTCGTCTTGTGGCGAGACGGCGGGCGCTTTTATGAAAGAGCGCACCGCATCAATTAGTTTTTTTCTGCGGCCTGACCGTTAGATGCCTGGGTGTAGGCGCGGTAAACGGCAATCACGAAAAACTGATTGAGAAGCAGCGCATCGAGATTCGCATCGTTAAACAACATCTCTTTGCCATCTTTGTCGAAAACGTCAGTCCAGCCCTTTACGATCTTCTTAAGCGCTTTCTTGTCGCCGTTGAGCACCTTGCCGTTTTCGTTCACATCGAGAATCAGCAAATCAAGCGTGATGTTGTACTTCTCGATCGCACCGCCATCTGCTGGCATTTCAACCACCGCAGGCCAATTTTTTACCAAACACTCGCTCGTTACTTTAAACATGCATCGTCTCTCTTTAATTCGGGTTTAAATCGGGATTAAAGCGCCCACAAAGAGCGCTAGATTGGGTTAGCGCGTGACGAACTTGTCACTATTGCCCAGAAACCGCAGCGGAATGCTGTAGGTTTGCGTGCCGTCCTGGTCTGCGTAAGTTGGGCGACCCAGTTGCACGCGAGTACTAGAAAACTCAACTTGATTACCGACAGGCCCATTGGTAAACACGAGCGCGTGTTCGCCTGCCGCTTTAGCCAACGCGAAAGGATCGAAGGTCGCTAACGTTGGCGCTTCGATGACTAGCGTTCCCGTGGCCGCAAAGTCAGTAATCAGCACTTCTTCGTGCCCGACGTACTCTTGATAAACCACGCTGTTTGCTTGGTCATACTCAAGAGAAATCATCTTGTACGGGTCGCCATCGATGGTAAACGCTGAGTTCTCCACGCCGATTTTCAGCGGTGTTTTCCACGCTGAGAAGTTAGC